CGGCGTCGTGGCCGGGGCGACTCCTGGCGGATTGTGTCCCCGAGCGATCTCGTTCCCGCCATCGCTGATCCACCATCGATGCCACGACACTCCGAGAAAGGGAAGCCACGCACGATTAACAGGCCCAAATTACCCTAACGGCGACTTAGCGTAACGCCGCGCGCATTGGGGCCGAACCGGACCCGTGGAGCATTGCGTGGAGCGGCACGACAAACGTGGAGCATTGCGTGGAGCGGTAGGTCTGTGGTAGCGGTCTCAAATGGCGAGAAAACCTCGTGCTGTAGATTTTTCGGACGATATAAAAGGAAAGTTGCAGGTCAATTACTTGCCGCTTGCTGAACTCGCGCCAGCCGAACGCAACGCTCGCACTCATTCACAAGAACAAATCGCGCAGCTTGTCGCGAGTATTTCCGCGTTTGGTTGGACCAATCCGATCCTGATCGACGAGGACCGCGCCATTATCGCCGGCCACGGCAGGCTGGAGGCCGCGAAGGCGGCGGGACTGGCGGATGTGCCGACGATTACTTTGGCCGGCCTCAGCGCCGCTCAGAAACGCGCATTTGAATACACGCGACTACTGAATGGACTACAGCCGCGCGCTTTCGTGGCCGAGAACGTATCGGGACTGATCAAGGGCACGGCGAAGGGATACTTCCTCGAAATACTCCGCGCGCTACGTGCCTGTGGTTATCGGGTCGAAGCGAAGCTGCTCGACGCGCAATGGCTCGGCGTGCCGCAATCCAGGCAACGGCTGATCTTTGTTGGGACGCGGCTCGACCTCGATGCGCGACCGGCATTTCCGACGCCTCTGGCGTATCGCTACAGCGTTCGTGACGCGCTGCCGTGGGTCAGTGGCCTAAAATGGGACCCGCATGGGCAATTCAATACCAAGGTCTTTGATGTCGCTCGGGATGCCTGTTCCGCGGTTACTGTCCATTCTGCCTATCAGTTTGAAATAACCGACACCGAACGCCGCAAGTTCACTATCGCCGAACTGAAACGCATCTGCGGCTTTCCCGACGATTACATCCTGACCGGCTCCTACGCCGACCAGTGGGCGCGCTGCGGCAACGCGGTGCCGCCCGTGATGATGTCCCACATCGCCAACGCGATGGTTCCCGCCCTGACAGAACGGAGGCTGGTCGATGCCGCTTGAAGGGTTCGACGATATCAACCCCGTAGGCCGCCCGAAGGCGCAGCTTGATCTCGGCGTGATCGAGCGCGGCGCAGCGATTGGCTGCTCGAAGGATGAACTCGCGGCGTTGTGCGGGTTCGCTCGTTCAACGTTTTACAAGTATCTCGCCGAAGACCCGGCGGTTCAGGAGGCCATCGATCGCGGGGCCTCCAAAGGGCAGGCCACGCTGCGCCGCCTGCAATGGAAGGGCGCGGAGGAAGGCAACGCCACGATGCTCGTGTGGCTCGGCAAGCAGCTGCTCGGTCAACGTGACTCCATTGCCCACACCGGCGGCGACGGCGGCCCGATCACGATCATTACCGGCGTTGACCGTGGGGACTAAGCTCTCCCTCGGATACGACGCGCGGCCCCACTTCAGGCCGTTCCACGCACGCAAGCAGCGCTGGGCCTGCATCGTCGCGCATCGCCGCGCCGGCAAGACCGTCTCGTGCATCATGGACCTCATCGACGCCGCGTTGCGCTCGACCAACGCCGACGCGCGGTTCGCCTACATCAGCCCGACATACGCGCAGTCGAAGGACAGCGTGTGGCTGTATCTGAAACGATTTACCGCCGCCATTCCAGGTGTGGAACAGCGCGAGTCCGACCTGATGGTGGTGTTCGCCAACGGGGCGCGCGTGCGGCTCTACGGCAGCGACAACTACAACAGGATGCGCGGCATCTTCCTCGATGGCTGCGTGCTCGATGAATACGCCGACATGGCGCCGCGCGCGTGGCCCGAGGTCATCCGCCCGGCGCTCGCCGATCGGCATGGCTGGGCGGTGTTTATTGGCACGCCACGCGGACGTAACGACTTCTGGCGCGTGCATAGCCACGCCGAGACGGACCCAGACTGGTTCTCGCTGGTGTTGCGCGCGAGCGAGACCGAGATATTGCCTCAGTCCGAACTCGACGACATGGCGGCGATGCTCACGCCCGAGCAATACGCGCAAGAGTTTCAATGTTCATTTGATGCCGCGATCCTCGGCTCCTACTTCGGCAAAGAACTGGCCGACGCGGAAACAGCCGGCCGCATCACCAGCGTGCCTTACGATCCGGCGATCCCCGTGCATACCGCGTGGGACATCGGTATCGGCGACAGCACGGCCATCTGGTTTTTTCAGATCGTGCGCTCCGAGTTGCACGTCATCGATCATTACGAGGCGTCCGGCTTCGCGCTCGGCCATTACGTCGAAGTGCTCAAGTCGAAGCCGTATCAATACGGGCGCGATTACCTGCCGCACGACGCGATGGCGCGCGAGCTGGGGACGGGGCGATCGATCTTCGAGACGATGAAAGCCTTGTCCGGCCGTCATCCGTGGATCGTTCGCAAGCTGTCGATAATGGACGGCATCAACGCGGCGCGCGTGACGCTCGCCAAGACGTGGTTCGACGCGTCGAATTGTCACGAAGGGCTGGAGGCGTTGCGCGCGTATCACGCGGAGTTCGATGAGCGGGCCAAGGTGTTCAGTGACAGACCGAAACATGATTGGTCAAGCCATTCCTCCGATGCAATGAGGTATATGTCCCTGGCATGGCGTGAGATCGCGCCGGACAAGCCGAAGCCTCTGCCCCGCGACAGTTGGGACGCGGCGTTCAACCGCGACGCGGAAGAACTGCGCGACTGGAGGGTGGCATGAGCGGAAAACGCGGAAGGCCGCCCCTCTACTCTTTCCCGAGACGCAAGCGCGGGCGCCCGTCGCCACCGTGTGGCCCGTCAAGCGAGCGCGTTAAAAACATTCTCGTGCGGCTGGACCGTGGCGAACTGGGAAAAAAGATAGCCGCCGATCTTGGCATCACCCATCAGGCGGTTTCATTCATCAAAGGTCGATATCGCACTGAGACGGTAACGAGGTGGAGTCGGACGCAATGACCGACTACCGCACACTCAGCGGCGCGGCGTTCCAGCGCACCGTGCGCGACGATCCGGACAAGTGGGCCGACGCGGCGATGATCGCGGCCGAAGACCTTGGCTACAAAGTCGATCGCGACTGGCTGCGGGATTTGTTGGCCGACGCGATGGAAACCGCGCGCAAACACTCAATACGAAACGTCATCGAGGGAGACGGCACATGATCCGCGTTCTAATCCTGGCCGCCCTCATGTCGCCCTCGGCGGCGTGGGCGCAGGCTGTCACATATCAGGACCGTTCCGGCACGATCACCGCCGGCGGCACCGCGCAGGTGGTAATGCCCGCGTGGTCCGGCCGCCACGGCTGCGTGGTGCAGAACCAGTCGGCGGGCAGCCTGTGGGTGTCCGAGACGGCGACAGCGGTCGCCGGGCCTCCGTCGATCCTGATCCCGGTCAATCAACAGTTCCTCTGCATGTCTCCCGCCTCCGGACAGGCATACAGCATAATCGGCGCGACGACGGCGCAGGCGTTCGCGGCACGGGAATGGTGATAGGCCGACGCTCTCTGTTGGTCGCTGGCGCCGCGCTTCCCGTGTCGGCGTATGGGCAATGCGTCACGGACGCACCGGAGCCGTCGCGGACGAATGTCGCGTTGAACAGTGGCGACCCGTCCAATTCCTCGACATGGACAGTAGCCGGAGGGGGCGGTGTCGCGGCGCCGGGCGTGACCGGAAATCAGACGATCGCGCCGGATGGCACGCTGACGGGCGCGCGGGCGTCCTACCCCGTCACGACGGGCGCGGGTGCGATTAGTGTGTTGGGCGTGAATACAATCACGGCGACCGCCAATCCGTGGTCGTTCTCAGCCTGGTTGAAGGGCGCGGCCGGGGGCGAGGTGATTAATCTTTGCATGACGCCGGACGGGGCGTTGTATTACCGTCTCGCCTGCGTTTTGACCACGCAATGGTTTCGTTTTGGTTTAACCACGCCCAATCTGACGGCGGCGTCATGGTTTCCTGAAATCGGCATCGACAGGCGTGACGCCGCGCAGCCGGGATCTGCCGCGCAGACCGCTTTCATTTGGGGCGCGCAGATCGAGCAAGGCGCGTTCCCGACATCTTATATTCCAACGACAACGATCCCCGTCACGCGGGCGGTCGGTGCGACGCTCATGTCTCCAACACTGAAATGTAGGCGGTAATGGGATATCCCTGGACCCCTGGCGACGCGCTGCTTGCCTCCGATCTGAACGAGGCCATCTCTAATGCCTCATCCGAGGCAGGTCAGGCGGCGGCCGTGCTTCACGCGACGGACTACGGTGTCGCGCCGAACGAGGCTGATAACACGACGGCGTTGCAGGCGTTCTTCGCCGCGTTGCAGGCATACCCAGGCGGCGTGAAGGGTGTGCTGCCGTCCGGCATTCTTCGTTTCACGACGCCGTTGGATGCCTTGAATGTGAAGTCCGGCTTTTCGCTTGTCGGGTCGGGCATCGGCGCCACCACGCTACTTTATACCGGGGCGAGCACGACCGTTGACCTCTTGAAGTTGAACAACTGCGCCAACTTCAGCCTGTTCGGGTTTACCATCGACAGCCAGACCGTGATGACCGCCGGAACGGGATTGCATCTGGAGAATTGTGGGCACGGGATGCTCACCGAAATAAAGGTTGGAGGGCAATCCGGTTCGACGCATGTCGGTTCGGACAGCAATTCGCATTATAACTTATGGAACGGTTTCTGGTTTGACCGGGTGGACCAGATCACGCTGCAAAACTTCGAGGCGGCGGCTCAGAACGACGGGATGCGTGTTAACGGCAACCTCGGTGCGCTCGGTGGCAAGGCGGGGCTGTTCATTCAGTTTGGTAAGATACTGGGATCAAAGGTCGGATTGCACGTCGGTGGCGCGTTCGGCGGCGTCATGGTGGACAATACCGACATCATCGCGAACTGGAACAATGTGGTTGTCGATCAGACGCTCGCGGCGGAAAACAACCGGGAAGTTTTCTTCGGCGTCAATGTCAGTTGCGACAGTTCCGGCACGGTGGGGACGCCAACGTCTCCGGGTCCGGTCAATCCAGGCGGCGGCGCGATCGGTGATAATGTCCTGTTGAACGACCCAGGCGGCGGGTTCTTCGTCGTCAAGGGGTGGATAGCAAGCTCGTTCAATGGTGGTCATTGCATCCATGTCATGAACTGGGCCGGTGTCGTTCGCGTGGACGGCGCTGTCGTCGCTTATGCCTTTGACGGCAAGGACGGTATCAGAATCAATACGGACACGCCGGATGTCATCGTGACACCCGGCACGAATATCCACGGCATAACCGGTTGGGGGATCAATAAGACAACTGGAGCGAAGCCGGTATGGGGCGCGCCGGTATTTACCGCGCCGGGCTCGGGTTATCTTGGCGACACATCGGCGACCACGAAACTCCAAACTGTCGTTAAAAGTCTCGCGGTTTCATACGAGCCAAACTTATCGGCGGCGGGAACGACACAAGCCACGGCGACGCTATTACCGGCGGCCCTGTCGGTTGTCGTCGCCGGAGCGGCGGGGTCCGGTGTCATCGCCCCGGTGCTCGCGCACGGCGCCAAGGTAGAGGTGATCAATCTGCTCGCGTCATCTTTACTTGTTTATCCACCTGTCGGGTGGAGTGTTTTCGCTGGCGGCACGAATGGGCCTCGCACGGTGCCGTCCGGTTATCGTCTGGCTTTGATAGCCAATGCTCAAGGGTCACAGATGATGATTGAGTTCCAAGGTCCGTTGACCTTCGCATGAGACAGCGCCAGCAAAACTACTGCCCGGCGTGCAGACGTTACGTCTTCGTGTGCGATCACTGGATCGTGCCGCCGTTAGAGGCAATGCCATGAGCCAGTCCCTCTACCCCGATCCGCCGATGGACCCCGAGGCCGCCGAGGCGTCCCGCCCGAAAGGCGGTCCCGGCATCGCCGATGATCGTTACCCGCGCGATTTGGATGATCTCCATGCGCGGATGGTCCAGTGGTTCGAGGACAGCGAAAGGGCCACCGACGACGGCCGCAAATGGTCGCAGAGGGACAGGGATTACAAAGACGGATACCAGTGGTCATCCGCCGAGAAAGAGGCGCTGAAGCTGAGGGGCCAGCCCGAGGTCACGATTAACTACGTGAGCCGCAAAGTGGAACTTATGTGCGGACTTGAGAGGAAATCGAGGACCGACCCCAAAGCATTCGCGCGCAATCCGGTTGACGAGGACAAAGCGGACGCCGCGACGCAGGCGTTGCGCTACATGAGCGACGACAACAACCTCCCGTTGATCCGCTCCGATGTTTACGAAAACCTCATGGTCGAGGGCGTCGGCGGCGCCGAGATCGTGTTGGTGGACGACGGCCGCGGCGGCGCGGATATCACGTTCGAGCAAGTGCCGTTCGATCGGCTGTGGTGGGATCCGCATTCGCGCCGGCTGGACTTTAGCGACGCGCGCCATCGCGGCATCGTGATTTGGATGGACCGCGAGCAAGCCGTCGAAACATGGCCCGACGCGGAAGACCTGATCTCCGACACGTTCCAGACGCAGACCGGAAGCTACGGCGACCGGCCGCACGAGATCGTCTGGTGCGACAGCAAGCGCGAGCGCATCCGCGTCGTGCAGTGCCACTGGCAGGAGCGGAGCGAGTGGTGGGTTTCGACCTACACCCGCGTCGGCTTCCTGGCAGAACCCACGAAGTCGCCGTTTCTCGACGCCCGCGGCAAATCAGCCTGCGGCCTCCGCATGACCAGCGCGCACATTGACCGCGAGAATAATCGTTACGGCATGGTGCGCGACCTGATCAGTATGCAAGATGAGGTCAACAAACGTCGCAGTAAGGCGCTGCATCTGTTGTCCGTGGCTCAGGTGGTGACGGAAGACGGAGCGGTCGCGGACATAGACAAGGCGCGGCGTGAAGTGGCGCGGCCTGACGGCGTGATCGTTGTCAATCCAGGCATGAAATTCGAGATCGACCGAGGCAATGACCTGGCTGTCGGCCAGTTTCAGTTACTCCAGCACGCGACGGCGGAAATGCAGGCCAGCGGGCCGAACGCCTCGATGAGCGGCACCGATCCGCGCGAACTGTCCGGTAGGGCCATCCTCGCGCAGCAGGCGGGCGGCGCGGCGGCGCACGAGCCGATCGCGGATACGTTGCGGATGTGGAATCGTGATCTGCTGTCGATTGCCTGGATGGCCGCGCGTCAGTATTGGACGGCGGGCCGGTGGGTGCGGGTGACAGACGACCTCAATTCGACGCGCTGGGTTGGGATCAATCAGCCGGTGCGGTTGATGGACGAACTGGCGGCGCTGCCGGACGATCAACGCGCCCAGGCGATGCAGATGATGCGGCTCGTGCCGGGTGATCCACGGCTTCAGCAAGTGATCCGGGTTGAGAACGACATCACCGATATGGACGTTGATATTACGATCGAGGAAGGAATTGACGTTCCGAGCATTCAGGCCGAGCAGTTTCAGAATTTGCTGCAACTCGCTGGCACGCAACCGGGGTTGATTCCGCCGGAGATGCTGATCGCGGCGAGCAACTTCAGAAACAAAGAAGACCTGCTGAAGATGTTGAAGGATCGCCAGGAGGCGCAGGCGCAGACGCAGCAGAAAGTGCAGAAGATGGCCGAGGACAAGGCGCAGGCCGACACCGCGGCGACGCGGGCCAAGGCGGCGGCGGACTTCGCACTGGCCAAGGAGCGCCAGCACGCGACGGTGCATCACATCGCGGACGTGCATGGCGGGTTCGCCGAGATGAACGCGCCGCCCGACCCGCCGAGCGATCCGGGAACGGTCGTGCCGCCGGAGATCCAGGCGGCGCTCGGTGTCGCTGATGTCAGAGGCAGGCACGCCAAAGCGGCGGCGGACGAGGCACGCGCGGACGATCTGCGGCAGAGCGCGGTGCAGCGTGTCGGTGACATGCTGATCGCCCGCCACAACGCGCTCGCGCCGCCTGAACAGCCGGGAGGCGCGTGATGTGTAAGCAGCGTTTCCGGTTGGTCGAGCGTGTCGATAAAGGGACGCTAATTGAAGACACCCTAAAATCAATCTCAACGCATCACAAAAGCGAGGGTATTGATTTTAATCGTGCGGATTACGTCATGGGCGCGCAATTCATGTTGGTGGTTATTCGAGACATAATGGAGGACGACGGGGTGTTGGTGGAGCCATCGAGCCGGTTCGGCCGCAGGCTCGAATCCATCCAATCCGAACTGCTGGAAATGCGGTGGAACTGGCAGCGAAGGGAGGCGCTATGATGTCTGAAACACCATCCCAACTCGACGCATTCCTAAGCAGCGGCGCCCAGCCCGACACGCCAGCGCCGGAGCCGTCGAAGGCAGCACCAGAGGCCGCGCCGACCAAGGCGGCGCCAACCACCAAGGAGCCAGCGAAGGCCGCCCCGGAGCCGGACGACGACGCGGACCCTGGTGAGCCGGAGCCGGGACAACCGAATGTCCCCCGCAGCGCCTACGAGAAGGAGCGCCAGCGCAGGCAGGACTGGAAGTCGAAGGCCGTTAAGGCTGAGACCGAAATGGCCATGCTCGCGAAGCAACTGGAAGAGGCACGCAAACCGCCACCGCAGGCAGCACCGTCCGCGATGCTCGAGCCGATAGACCCGGCGCGCGATCCCGAGGGCTACACGCGCAGGGTTCGAGGGGTCGTTTTGAATGAGCGCCTGAACACCAGCGAAATGATGGCGCTGGACAAGCACGGCAAAGAGGTCGTCGACGCCGAAACTGAGTATTTCCAAAAGCGGACGCAGGCCGACCCGAGGTTGTGGAACGAGCTCTACAGCAAGCCGCACCCGTATCAGTGGATGATTGATTCGAACTCCACCGCGCGGCTGCACGAGGAGATCGGCACCGATCCGGCGGCGTATGAGGCGAAATTGCGGGCGAAATGGGAGGCGGAACAGAACGCCACCGCGCCTCGCGTGTCGCCCGCCGCTGGTCTGCCGCCGTCGCTGGCGAGCGCACGCAGCGCACCACGCGGCACGAACGGGTTCGCGGGGCCGCCCTCGCTCAGTGACATCTTGGCTCGGCCGGCGCGGCGGGGATGAGCACGCTTTCGGTCGGACCCGGCCAGACCTACGCCACCATTGACGCCGCCGTGGATGCGTCCCAGGCCGGCGACACCATCGAGGTCCAGGCCGGCGCCTACACCAACGACTGGCTGTCCATCGATCACGACCTGAACCTCGTCGCGGTTGGCGGGTGGGTAAAGATGATCGCCACGGCGCAGCCGCCGGACGGCAAGGCGATGATCACGGAGAGCGGGACGGTCTCGATCTCGGGGTTCGACATCTCCGGCGTCACCGTCCCCGACCAGAACGGGGCCGCGATCCGCTATCAGGGCGGCGCGCTGACGCTCGATAACGTGTTCATCCACGACAACCAGGAGGGCATCCTTGGTGCGGCGGACAGCAACGGGTCCATCACTGTCAATCGTTCCGAGTTCGCCTTCAACGGGGACGGAAGCGGCCACACCCACGGCATCTATGTCGGAGCCATCGCCAACTTCACCCTGGCCAACAGCTACATCCACGACACCGCCGTGGGACACGAGGTCAAAAGCCGCGCCGCCAACAATGTCATCACCGGCAACCGCATCTTCGATAACAACGGGTCCGCCAGTTACAGCATCGACCTTCCCAACGCCGGGAACGCCACCGTCGCCAACAACGTCATCCAGCAAGGCCAGAACACGCAAAACCCGGCTATCATCGCTTACGGTGAGGAGGGGGCGAGCAATGGCGCCGGAACCGTGTCGATCAGAGACAATACGATTTGCAACGATGATCCTGGCGGTTATTTGCTCCTTAACCCTGGCGGTTTTCCTGTTGGCTTTACTAATAACGTGGTCTTTGGGCTGACCAGCGGCGGCGCCATCCTCACCGATCGCCCGGTGCTCGATCTCTCGCCCATCGCCTTCCTTGGATCAGCAGCGCCGACACCGCCACCGCCGCCACCGCCCGATCCAACGCCGACGCTCCCGCCGCTTGAGCAATACCACGCCGATGTTCTCGCTGACTTCAAGGTCTGGGCGGCGACGCACGTCAAACTGGCGACCATGTCCAAGACGCTGGCGGTGCTGAACACCGAATTGAACAGCACGACCGTGCTCGGGATTATCCGGGGGGACAAATGGTCGCAGTGAGCAGCCCGCTGTTGAGAGGCTTCGAGCAGGGCGCTGACGGCACCGACCAATGGAACCGCATGATGCCCGGCGAAGAGCGCGGGCCGCTCACGCTTGATCCGCAAGGCGTCGCACTGGGCCAGCAGTTCGCGGCGGTCAAAGAGGCTCTGGCGAGGCCGATCTGGAACCCCGACAACCCTGTCGGGACCGAGACGGTGCAATCGATGGGGATGCCGCAGCCGACGACATACGCGGGGCCGGTTGGGCAGTTCATCGACCCCGCCACCGGGCGCATGACGGAGCAGGGCGCGGCGCGGATGCAGAACCCCGCGTTGGGATTGGATACAGGCGGCCTCGGTATGATCAAGGCGTTCCACGGCTCCCCGGCCAAATTCGCGCCCGTTGAAGGTAAGCCGCTGGGCACGTTCGATGATCGTTTCATCAACACGGGCGAGGGCGCGCAGGCGTATGGCTACGGGCATTACGTGGCGGAAAACGAGGGCGTGGCGCGCGGGTATCGGGATGCGCTGACAGCGGAAAAGGGACGCGGCCACTACTGGCAAGACGCCAGCGGCAAAAAGGTTGACACCGAAGCG